TGGAAGCATTCGCCAGCAACGTAGCGTATACAAGGTCGGGGCGCAGACGGTTGGCGGCGTTGCCGATTTCCATGATGGTGCGAAGAATCGCGCCAAGGTCATCATTGGCAATCGTGATTTCGTCCACCTGAAACTGCTTGGCGTAGCGCACAACCTGATAGCTTTCCTTGCCATCGCCCATGCTGGCATGGTCAGCCGTGCCACCTTCAGGGGTAGGGGAAAGCGTAGGCACCTTGTCAAGTGCGCCACGGTCCACGGTGCGGTAGTCCGCAACATCGGTGTCGAACGTCAAGCCAACCGTGGAATCTTCCGCTTCGTCGAACGCCTGCATGAGCATACGGTCAACCACCACACCCAACACGTTGTTGAACGAGGTGCTGCTGAACGCCTGCTGCACGCGGGCTTCGCGGCCAATTTCCGGCTGCATACGGTCAAGGCGGATGCACTGTTCCGCGAGGTCCAGCAAGCCCATACCGTTGAAGCGGCCCGCAGCGTCCGCCACGCGCTCGCGCTCTGCACGCTGAGAAACCGTAGCGCGGGGGTCAACGTAGGCAACGCCCGCGCTCTGGCACACAGCCGCAGCGAACACGTTTGCATCGGTCGGGGTATTACCCGCGCCCGTGTTGATGTTCGGCGCAACCGGCGCAGTGCGGCTGGCGCGAACGCTGGCAAGGAACAGGCCATTAGCCTGTTCCACAGTCAATGCGCCGTCAATGGCACGCTGCAACACATCGGCGGGGATATCCGGTCCCGCAGCCTGCCGGATAGCGGCAACCCGCGCACGTTCCGCAGCCACCGCATTGCGGCGAATGGCGGCAACGTCTACGCGCTTGGGCGCAGACTGTTCAACCGGAAGCGGCTCGGTTGCCGGTTCCGTTTCGGGGGCAGGGGTTTCCTCCGGCTCTTCGCCGGGGTCTGCCGCCTGCAACTGGGCCACAGCGGTATCAAACGCCGCAGCCTGTTCAACCGTCAATGCCGCACGCGCCTGCAATACCGCAGCCGCATCGGCATCGGGGGCCACTAGCCCCATCTGCACAAGTACACTCTTAGTCCAGTCCATTTTGCTAACACTCCTATTGTTCCTGTTTGCCGCTGCTTGCCGCGCCGCTATACGGGCGTTATCATCGGCTCCAAACACCACTAGACTCACTTCGATAGGCTTCCACGCGGTATTGATACGCAATGCCCGCGTGCCAGCCGTATACGTTTTTCCTTCAACCGTGGCAGTCTCGCCCGGTTCAATCGTTTGGGATGCAATCAACTGCGCACCAATACTCACGCGGCTAATATGGCCCTCTTTAACCCGTATCCATTTGCTTTCGGTTTCGGAGTCTGAAGAGAATTCCAGCCGCCCTCTAAGGGCCATTTCGACAACCCGCAAATTAACCACGCTGCCAAGCACTGAATCAGTGGTGTAGCTTTCATGGTCACTGATAAGTGAAACCTTATCCACGGGTTGATACCCGCTCATAAGGAAGATGTTGTCGATGTACTCCATACGCACATAGTCAAAAACCACGCTAGGAGTAGAGCTTTCAGTGACAATCACAGCCTCAACGCTACGGGTCTCAACAGAAATACTTTCGCGCTGCAAGACAATGCTCATAGTCACATCGGCCATTACGGGCTTGCTGTGTTGCTCGATAATGTTAATCATCTTCTTTGCCCTTCTTTGGTGCATCATCGCCGTCATCTTCCGGTATCTGTTCGGCTGGCACCGTGCTACGCAGGAACGGATGCACGCCGCCCATGCTTTCAACTTGCTCTATTTCCGCCTGCAACTCGGATACCAATTGGTCGTAATCAATGCCGCGCTCTGCGCAAGCACGGTGAAGCGTGGTAAGCCCATTCTCCAATTCCGTAGCCTGCCCATTGGCTTCTTTTTGCGGGTCAACATTGGGTTTCTTAGACCATACCCATTGGACTTTCATATCCTTGGGGCGGGGTCCAATAAGCCCCATATTCACGCACTCAGCAAAGAAGCGGGCGAAGATAACGTTGAGAATCTTGCGCTCTATCTTGCCCCGGTCGAACATAAGGCTTTGCTCATATTCGCCGTCTGTCCAGCGCATCGAGGAGTAGTTGTACCCCGCGCTATCCGCCTTGATATTGAGCAAGGGGATATTCCGCGCACGGCCAATCTCGCGGAGTCTTTCATCACGATATTCAACGTGATTCACGCCGGGTTGTTCCGGCTTCAATTGCTTGATTGAATAACCAACTGGCGCAGCCGTCATGCTGCCGGTCTTGATTTCCCACTTAGTCCAAGTGCTCAGGTCCACCGGTTCCGGGCTAAATTCGCCGCCGTTGTTTGGGGATTCCAGCACAGCACCGCCAAGCGTGGCGGCAATCTTCATAGACTCCAGCACATGCTTGTCTAGGTCGCGCAGGTCTGTAATCGTCTGCAATGCGCACGCCGCCAAAGGCGCACCGCGCAACTGGCCCGGCTCCGCAGGCTCATAGTAGTGCAGCATGTCCGCAGCGGGGATTGCCGTGGTGGCAAAACTAAGGGCATCGTCTATCGGGTCGCCAACGTGGTAGCGAATTACGCGCCCAGTAGCATCAATCTCAACACCCTCTTGCATATACGGGTCCAGCCCGCCAACGCCGGGATTCTTCACCCGGTTAGGGTGAACGCTCTTTAAGCGCAGGCTGGGCAAGTCAATCGGCACCATAGGGTTGGCCGTTACGTATTGCTCAAAGATATCGCCATGATTCCACAAAAGCGGCCCAAGCCACATGCGCAACTTATCGGGGCCATGCTCGCGCCCTTCAAAGTCGCAATACTCGTTCCACCACCGGCCCCAGATGGATTCCAGCTTGTTGGCATAATCGGTTTCTTGCGTTACAACACGCACCTGCGGCCCCGCCTGCCCAACCATGCGGGCGGCGTAGGAATTAACCACACCCTGCAATACCGGGTTATTGCGGTATTCCAATTCGATACGCGGGGTAAGCACGGGGCGTTCCGCTTCCAGCGCAGCATTCATGCTTTCGCCGGTCGCGCCCACGTAGCTTGCAGAGTTGATGCGATTGGTAAGCGAGCCAAACCAGCCGGTCAGGTTCGCAACCGCCTTGCCGATATATCCTTGATTACGGGAGGTAGCCATAGCTATATCCCCCCGTACTGAATTGGCGTGGTGGTGAGTTGAGAACCGGCGGCACCCGCAACGCGGCGAGATTCCCGGTTGACTTGTTCAATCAACTCGTTGACGGCTCGCCGGTCATACTTCAGTTCCGCTTCGCCGTGGCGGGTATCCGGTCGCGTGGCAATACCGGCAGACGCAGCAATAAGTTTTGCACGTGCCGCTGCCCAGTTGCCATCCGACATGAAAGTTACGGCGGCATCTACTAGCGTGTTAATTTCAGTTACCGTCAAAATAAAAGCCCGCCAAGTTGTTAAACTTATGCGGGATTAGACAACGATATCGCTAGTGTGTCAACACATTACATAACACGCCGTGTTATCTCAACACTTAGAAAGGTTTCTCCACACCGGCATTTATGTTGCCGGATACGCCGCCCACCTTCCGGCGCAGGGCTAGACTTGACGCGCACATTCTTTGCTCCACACCGGGGGCAAGCCGCCCCAAACACTTGCGGCACTGGCGGCACGTAAACCACATACTTAGACGGCGGGATAAAATCAGCACCGCAAAAGTTGCAATGGCATCCACCATCCACGATGGTCACATCATTGGATTCGCAGCTTGTGCAACGGATGATCTTTTTACCCATGCCGCGTCATTCCTATGTAGCACGCCAACCGCGAAAGTGCGTAGGCATCGAAGTAGTGATTCTCGCGCCGGACACGTTCCCAAAATACCGCAGGGGCTTTACCTACCTTAAATTCCTCTACCTTCTTTTCTGCCGTTATATGGTTGGCAAACCGGGCGTGCTCGCGCTCATTGGCAACAGGGAACAGCACCACGCTGCCAGCTTCGCCAATGTCAAGGCTAAGGCTTTCCGCGCTATCCGTTTTCCATGCGTCTGCATCAAACTTCAGCATGTAGGGAGAATTAGGACCGCGTTGCGCGATTTCCTCATGGCACCATCGACCAATGAATGGATTGCGCCTAGACTCGCGCATACTCTTGGGCTTGCTATACATGGCGTTGCCGTATCGCTCGCTTGCGCCAAAGCCCTTGCTGGCGTATATCGGCACCCCCTTGCGCTTCCATTTGTTGACAACGTCGAGTACATCATCTGTCCAGTTGCCCGCGTCAATCAAAAGCGCACCAAGCTGCATGGTATGCCCGGACTGCGTAACCGTCCCCTGCATGAATACGTCAACGGATTGGTCTATAACCGCCGCTATGCCACGCCGCTCCCCTAAGCTGGCACTCTGCACCTCCAGCACGCCGTAATCGGCCAACACGCCGCCCATAGCATCGTCAAGCCCAGACCCGCAGAAATGCGCGAAGTGCTTGCCCAAGTCAACGCCAACGCCGTAAACGATAGCGGAATCTAGCACTACGCGCCGGGGTAGCTTCCCTTGCCTGTGCATGATCGCGTCTTTGCTTAGGGGCAGGTCATCTTGCTTGGCTTTCTGCGTAGGAATAGCCCACCACCATTGCCGCATGACACGTTCCGCGTTTTCCTCGTTTGGGTCACGGGCGGCTTTCCACTCCGCTACGCCCAAGTCCCCCATCGTCTTGAACATGTTATCTACCGCACTCACGCGAAAGCCTAGCGTTTCAGTCTCTTTGGCTTCGCCGGTTACGTTGCCGCCGCCGTCAATCAACTGCCCCGCGTGAACGAGTACCGAGTATTTCGCCGCCTCTTTACGCTCTGCGTCTGTCCAAGGGCTTTTACATTCGTAGCAGACAAAATGCGACAACGCACGCGCCCGTACTATCGTTCCTGCATCCTGCCAGCCAACCAAATCATCGCGCCCAAGGCTTACGTACTGCTCACAGTGTGGGCAGGGCATCGCTAACCGGGATTCTGTCCCCGCGCTGTACTCGCGCCAGCTTCGCCCATCCTCATCCGTAAGCGTACACTCGAAAGTCACGTAGGGCTTTACCCCAAAGGCATCGCCAAACGCCCCCACGCGGCCCTCTAATTGGCTCAACTTGTCGGCTTCGCGGCTTGTCGCCCCCGCTGAATCGAATCCGTCTATCTCTGTCACGTTCAAGATTCTGGTAGTGAAGCCCGCCCTAGACTTATCGCCGCCGCCACCTGTCATAAAGCGCAGCACAGCCCCGTTGCGAAACTTAATCATGTCCTTCACGCGCCCGCCTCCGCTGCCAGCACCCGCCGTGGGCAGCAAATCCGCGTACTCGCTCGACCTAATCATGGGTAGCAGGTCAACTTCCCACTTGTCATTCACCATCGCCAAGTCAGGAACACCGCAAAGTGTGGTTTCCTTCAACTCAAACAGGCTGTAAAGCGTTGGGATACCAAAGGCGTTGAACGTCTTACCGCATTGTTGGGGGCCAATGAATACGCGCCGGTAGTATTCATCTTTGCAAAGCTGTTCAAGCCATATCCGCGAGAATGGCTGTGTGTCAGGGTCATACGATTGATTAGCAAATGGCCCGTCTGGTATGCGCAACGTGTCCCTTGCCCATTCCAGCATATCCCGTATCTGCCGTGGCCTAGCAGCTTGCAGGAATTCCACCCAATCCGCCGTAGCGGGCTGGATAAATGGACTACTCGCCATTGTCATCATCCTCAACCGTGGCACGCCGCTTGATATTCTTGACAGTCTCCGCCGCTTGCGCTTTCTTTTCTTGCGCCATGCGGTATTCTTCCTCCGCTTCGCGCTGGGCTTCCGCTATCAATTCGCCTATCGTATCGTCCAGCACCTTGGCGGCGTTGTTACCAAAGCCACGGCGCAGGATATCGGCACCATCGCGCAGCCGCCCGGCCAACTGCATCAACTTCCCGCGCACATCTTCACGCGATACCAGCCGCCCGGACTCTTGCCCGTGCTTCAATTTCTCGCGTTCCATCTTCCAGTAGATAAGCTGATCGCGCACACCGGTATTGTCTAGGTATGCCGCCACCAAATCAGGGTCGCGTTGCTCTTCCGGGGTTAAACCCGCTAAAACATCGCCGCCCGTGTTCCTAGATGCGCGGTACTGAATCAAGGCTGGCAGGTCATACGTGCCATTCTCGTTGCGCGGCACCCCCACCCATTCCCGAACCGCCCGCGCCGTCACACCAAACAGCGTGGCCACTTGCGCTTGCGAGATTGCCCGGTAATCGTCGATACCGTATTCCGCCTTAGCCGGGGGTCTGCCTATGCGTTTTGTCGTTGCTGGGGCTTTAGGTCTACTCATCCGGCCTCACAAAGCACCGCAAAGGCTTGCGCAATGCTATCTGCAATAGTGCCGCGTGTCGCCATGATTCCGGCGCAGACTCCGCACGTTCCCAATTCTGGACGGTAATCCTCGAGACCTCACAGCACGCCGCAAGCTGTGACTGCGTCATTTTAAGCCGCTTTCGGCACTCTTTCACGCGCTGCCCAAATGTCATATTATTAGCTTACCACAAGCAAAGGTAGATTATCAATACCTAACATTGCGTGTTAGCTCGTCGTTGTAAGTGCTTGGGAAGGAACGACATAAAAGCCGCTTGCACAAAAATCCCGATAGATGCGGCAAAGCCCCCAAGGCCTCAAATGGCCCCGGAAGGACCCATGAATCTCTAGGTATGTAGTACAGTTTTGGTGTGCTTGAAGGGCTAGAATTCGCCTATGAAATCGGCTATGGAAGGGGTTGCTAGGCGTAGCTTTTCGGCCTTGTATCGTGCTCGCTCCCGTGTCTTGTCCATGTTGCGCGTTAAGGGGTCGAGTGTAGCACGCTTGCGTCTGTGCCGCTCTTGCTCGTTGGCTTGTGCTCGCTCTGCATCGTGGAACGCCTTGTGGCACGGCTTGCATAGGGTGGTCAGGTCATCAATCGTTTCGAGTTCCCGCGTCTCACGGTATCGCACGTGGTGAACCGTCATAGTCTGCCCAGTTGCGCCACACTGAGTACACTGGTTGCCGTCTCGCATGATGGTAGCGCGGCGTTTCTCTTCCCATTCTGGCGATTGCAGATAAAGGTCATATTGCGCGGGAGACATCCCGAAGTGTCTGTAAATCTGCATGGGTTGCTGGCCTTATGCTTTGAAGATGCGCCCGGAAGCCCGGCGCAACCGCCTTACGGCGTGGTGGTTTACGGCTCACGGGTTCGCCTGACACCATGCGGCGGTCGCCTAGTCGGCTCCCCGCGCTTAGATGATGGTGGATATGGGGTTGTCAAGTCAATAGGTTCCATAATGGAACGACTACGGGTTATTGCGCCGTGGTGATTGAGGTTAGGTGTGTAGTGTATGGTCTTGGTGGTGAGTTATCTTTTTTCGCAGTTGTGTTTAATTGGTTTCAGCAATCCAGTAATCCCGGCTGTAATTCTCCGAGACATGGAAGTGCGTTTCGCCCATGTACTGATTGATGAATTCGTTGACTTTAACCAACTCCCGCACAATTCCTATGGTAAGCGGATGCAGTTCAAGGGTTTGCCGTAATTCATCCCGGTATCGGGTAGCCTCTTCAATCGAACGGTATTCCATCATCGACGTAGTCTTCAAAGTCTTTCCTGTCTGTGGCGTATGGCTTTTTCTTGCCGATGTTGTCCTTGGCCCGCCCGCCGAAATCTGATTGGGGGGTGTTCTTTGACTTGGGGTTGTTCTTGCTGAGAATCACGCCCAATTCTTGGAAGCATAGAGTGGGGCAGAAATCCATAGCAATCCGCATTCCTTGGCCCGGGGTGTCCCGTGATTTTAGAATGTGGAAGGTGCGGTTATGCTTGATATCTCGCGTCATTGTCGGGCCGCTAACTGTGCTTGTCGTTGGGATGAAATGCGGCTGGAGCCAAATGATTTTATGGGCAAACCTGCTGATTGCGGCACCGCCAGCAATGTTGCTCATGTGGATATCGTCGGGCTTCACAACGTCCTTACTTGGGTGGGTGGCAAGGATGATACTGACCTTTCGCTGCATTGCAATACGCTTCACGTTATCCATCAGAGCTTCGTCTTCAGTCCACGGCTTGCCGCCTGCGGATTTGGTCATAGTGATCGGGTCGATGATGATTACCTTAGCCCCGCCGTCAACCTTGGAGTTTACCCAGTCGATTATGCCAGCTTTGGTTACTGATTCCAGCGTTTCCCCTGAAATACTCTTGCCGATGTTGTTAATGAATTCTTGATGCTCTTCAAGAATCTTGACCATTTCTTCATGGTTTTCCTCTATCCAGTCGATGTTTGCGTACTTGGAATTCTCCAGCTTTTGGGCCAGTGCGCGGCGAACATGGAAGTCGCGGGGGTCTTCAAGGGCGTAGAATGCAAAGGGTATTTTCTTTTCGTACCAGTGTGCAGCGCATTGGATTAGAAAGAATGACTTGCCGCTTCCAGCCTCACCAACGAAGATTGACACCATGCCGGGTGTTGCGAACCGGGCAAGCTGATGCAGGTTTTCCCACGGCATAGGGGCAGCGGAGTACACGCCATCGCCTATTTCCACTGTGGTGGCAATCATTTCGTGGTGTGCGCCGGTCTTGACGTAATTCTGCATGGCACGCCAGACAGCGGCTTTTTGCTTTGCGGGGG